AAGACTGATTGACGGACTGACCTATGAACGGATCGCGGAAGATATGGAACTTTCCGTCCGACAAGTCAAAAACATTGTTTACAAGAATGAAGGAATCCTGTTCCGAAAATTGCACTAAACTTGCCCGCTGGTTTCCTCGCCAGCGGGTTTTTAATTTGCGAAAATAGTAAACGAAGGAGGCGGAAAAATGTATCAGAATCCTTACAACTCATTCATGGGATCCCAGGCAGCAATGAATCCATATCAGGGGATGGCTGCAAGCGTACCGCAGACGCAGGTAACAAGAGTTAACGGGGAAGGCGGTGCAAATGCTTTCAACATGGGACCGAATTCCAGCGCATTGCTGCTGGACGTAAGCGGGACAATGATCTGGGCAGTCACAACGGACGGCGCCGGATATAAAACGGTAGTACCGTATGACATTGTACCGCACAAAAGCCCGGAGACGGTGACATTCGAGAGCCTTGAGAACAGAATCAAAAGATTGGAGGAAATGATCAATGACAGACATATTGAAGCAGATCAACGGAGCAGCAGTACGCGGGAATCCAAAGCTGATGCAGATTAAGCAAGTGATGAACACGGTAAAAGCAGCGAGGAATCCGGAGGCTGCGCTGATGAACATGATGGGGAACAATCCACAGATGCAGCAGGTGATGGGCGTCGTGAAGCAGTACGGAGGGAATCCGATGCTGGCGTTTCGGGAAATGGCAGAACAAAACGGACTGGATCCGGACGAGATATTGAGCATGATTACATGAGAAATCCAGCGAACGCAGCGATCGGGCGGACGCGGATCAATATATGAAAGGAGGAAGAAAACATGGATTCCAATGGTATCACTCCCGTCATGAATATTGGCGGCGACAACAGCGGATTCGGCAATGGCTTTATGGGTATCTTTGGGCTGCTGATTCTGCTGGGGATTCTCAATGGCGGATTTGGCGGAGGATTTGGCGGAAACAACGGGAACGCGAACGCGATCCAGGCGGATGTTAACCGCGGATTCGACAACCAGAACCTGCAGGCCCAGACAAGGGATCTGATGGGAGCCGTGACCGCGGGTACAGCCCAGAGCGTTGCGGCGACGAATCAGGTATACCATGATATCGTGGGCAACCTGGGCGACAAGTACATGGAGCTGGCGCGGGATGTGGCCGGCGTTCAGGGGACAGTGGCACAGGCAATTGCCAACCAGAACGAATGCTGCTGCAGCACGAAGCTGCTGATCAGCGAAACCGGCGCGGGGCTGAGCGCTCAGATCGCACAGAACAAGTACGAAAACGCGCTGGCGCTGGCCGGAATGGAACAGCGACTGACGGCAAAGATGGACCAGAACGAAATCACGAGTCTTCGCGACCAGGTGCAGCAGCTGCAGCTGGCGCAGGCGATGAACGGCGTGGTGCGTTATCCGTCCGGATGGACCTATGGCGCGGGATCGTTCCCGCCTGCCGGAACAGCGGCGATCTAAAAAAGAACGGCGGGGCGCGTAAAAACGTCCCGCCTGTTTCTGAAAGGAGAAAACGATGAAGATTATCGGAAAAATCAGCGAACGGATAGAGGACGAGATCCAGGACGCTAAAAACTATACGCTGCTGGCGCTGGAAGTGAAGGACGAGTTTCCAGAGATGGGGCGGATCTTATACACGATCAGCCTGCAGGAGATGGAACATATGCGGATGCTGCATGACGGCGTGGTGGCGATGATCGCAAAATACAGAAGCGAAAACGGAGAACCACCGGAAAAAATGATGGCGGTATATGAATATCTTCATGAGAAGCAGATCGAGAAAGCGGCGGAGGCTAAAACGATACAGGCGATGTATAAATAAAGAGGAAGGTGCAGGAATTGCACCTTCCTTTTCACAACCGGACGTCGTACAAAATGACGATGGTGTTCGAATGTGATTGCAAAAGCAGCCTACAACAATCGCTATCCGAACACCCAGAGTCGGGCGGGAGATCGGAGAAAGCAATTGTGGCGGAGGATTCGGTGGCGTTGACCAGGATCCGGAGATGATCGTCGTACACATAGACGGAATTAAGGAAAGTGTTGATCAGAAAACGGCGGTCATGGGGATCGTTACGGTCCAGATGGGAGAACTGACCAAGGAAGAAGATGATCCGGGAACGGTCCAGCAGCTGGCCTTCCGCATACTTCCGGGCCTCGATGGAAATGCGGAGATTGGACGCGGTTTCTTCCAGGGAACGGAGCATTTCAAGGGTGGAAGAAGTAAAAACTCCTTCAGCGATTGCGCGGTTCGTGTTGGAGATCTTCCTCTCTGTATTGCGCAATTCGGATTCCATGGAGCGGAGCGGGGAAGAGTCGGCGCGTTTCTTCTGATATTCCAGGATCGCGTCGGCAATCTTTTCCACTTCAGGACCGGCGAGGACATGATCCAGCAGGAAGCTGATCACGGTATCTTCCAGATATTCCTTCCGGACGGATTTTTTATTGCAGCCGGCGCGGCGTTTCTTTGACTGGCAGGAATAATAATAGAAGGTGGAGCCGGATTTTCCGGTTCCGGAATCTCCGACCATGGGCTTTCCGCAATGGCCGCAGAACGCTTTCCCGGTGAGCAGATACTCAACGGGGCTTTCTTCATAATGGCGGGACGTTTTCTGTTTCATACGCTGCGCTGCCTCCCAGAGATCAGGGTCGATGATGGCGGGCATGCCGCCGGGGATGCGGTAATCTCCGAAAATGTAGATACCCAGATATCGCTCCTGATTCAGAATGTTGTGGACCTTGTTATAGACAAAAGGACGTCCGGATTCGGTACGCTGGCCGGCGTCGTTCAGCAGGCGGCAGATGGACGTCATCGAATATCCTTCCGCGTAAAGGTGGAAGATCTGACGAACGACGGCGGCCTGCTCCTCATTGATCTGATAGCGCTGGTTGCGGATGCCGTCATATCCGAAAACGGTGGTTCCGTTGTACAGGCATTTGCTGGCATTATCGGACATGCCGCGCTTCACGTTCTCAGACAGGTTCCGGGAATACCATTCCGCGATGGCTTCCAGCATCCCTTCCGTCAGGACGCCGGCGGCGCCGGTGGGGATCGGTTCCATTACATAAACAACGGAAACGCCCAGGCGGGACAACTGGCCTTTATAGATGGCAGAATCTTCCCGGTTCCGTCCGAAACGGTCAACCTTCCAGCAAAGGACCGTATCGAAGGATCCGGAGGACGCGGCGGAGATCATGGCCTGAAACTCCGCGCGGGTGGAAGCACTTTTGAAACCGGAACGCGCATGATCCGCGAATTCATGTACGATCGTATATCCTTCACGGTCCGCAAAAGCTCGGATATCCTTCAGCTGCTGCTCGATGGAAACATCACGCTGGCCGGCGGAGGAGTACCTGGCATACGCTACCGCGGTACGGGGCTGACAGGAGATGCGGGGTTTTTTCAGCATCGCAGATCACCACCATATAATCCGATGGACCGGAAGTAAGCATAAAGATCCTTGAACAGCGGACGGTTGTCGATATCCAGCCCGCCGTCATAAATCACTTCAGAATCGCGGTCGATACATTTCGGAGCATAAGGACAGGAAACGCAAATTTCCTCGTCCTGCGCAAGGCAGTTGTCCAGGATCGATCCGAGCTGAGTTGAACGGGGATCTTCCGGGACGGTCCGGAGGATCTGCCGCAATCCGGCCAGCAGATCCTTCTCCGTTTCGCAGGGATTCAGCGGGCAGCGCCGGCAGGGATCGTCATGGATATCAAAATCAGAAATGTGGATCGACAGTGCTTTCAGGAATGTGTTTTTCTTGCGTTCGTCCATGGAAACCTCCTTCGAAAACCGGACGGGATATTATTATTCCTCGTATCCATCCATGTACGATCCGAAATTGGCGATCATGGATTCGTCGGTTTTAGAAAGATAGGACTCATAATCCAGGAAATTATTGATATAATCAGCAAATTGCTCTTTTACTTTGCGGTTCAGCTCCGCGGGGACGTGAACGGCGGGCGTTTTACGCATGCCTTGCAAACATCTTTCATAGCAGCCGGTCATGGTTCCGAGGACTTCAACGGTAATCGGGATACCAGACTGACGAATTGCGTGAATCAGCGGACGCGGGCAAAGAAAGTGATGGGCGAAACAGTAGGCTTCCGCCATGCGAACGTCCTCCGGCTTGGAACCATCGTGACCGAGAACAATGTGGCCAAGCTCGCGGGCTAAAGCACGCTGCAGAAGATAAAAGGGCAGACGCTGGTTGTAGGTAATCAGATACCGGAGCTTTCCGTCATCGAAATGAGTTGAAGTAACGGCGTCATGATTTTCAGTGTCGAACATGGACAGCAGATTATCGCGATCGACTCCAATACGTCCAGACAGTTCTGTAAAAGAAAGAACCAAACATCCAGGAGTACGTTTGAAAACTGGCAAAGGGATCACGGGCGCAGAATTGATATTGTGCTTTATCAGCATTTCGGTAGCTTTCAGGGCAGCGAGTTCATAATCAGGCGTCATTGTCGGGATCCTCCTTAAAATAATCGGAATATTCGGCAAAGGCAACTTGCAGGATCTTCAGCGCCTGCTCGCGTCGCTCTTTCGGCATTTTGTCGATACCGCCAGAGATAATTCTGGCCTCATAAGTTTTAGCGGTTTCCGTAATGGGTACGGGATCCTTATCAGACCATCCCATCAGATAAGAAGGGGTAACACAAAGATAATCAGCAAGAGGTTTGATAAATTTAGACGGCAATTTAGAGATGTCGCCATTTTCGTAACGGTAAATTGTTGCAGGAGAAACTTTTAAGAAAGCTGCCACTTGTTCAGCTGAATAACCGAGAGCAAGGCGAGCTTCTTTAATACGTTCACCGATCATAAACATCAGCCTCCTTCTGGAAACAGATCCATGATATCACGGATTATTGCAAATATGCAATATACCGCCAGGATAAAATTTTGCAAAAATGCGATTTTGGGTATTGACTCGCAGAAATGCGTGTGATATATTTCTGGTCGGAGGATTGCGTTAATGCGAGGCAGAAATGCGAGAAAGGGGTTTGGAGAAGGATGAATACAAAGGAAATAAAGCGTAGGATGGAAGATATGCACATAACCGTAGGCGTTATGGCGCAAGAACTCGGAATGGATCCGTCTACCTATTACAGGAAGATGCAGAAGAATGGTGAAGAGTTCAGCGCATTAGATTTGTTGGTATTCAAGCGCGTGTTGAAGATGGACGAAAAAACTGCGCTTGATTTTTTATTATCTTAAAACTCGCGTAAATGCGAAATAGGAGGAAGAAGATCATGGACACAACAAACACAGCTGACATGCTCAGGATCCTTGAAATCGTAAAGAAGAACGCGATGGAAGCAGTCGGGAAATTCCTGACGGAGGATCTGACAAGACAGATCGCGATGGATGTCTACTACAACACGCTGTGGGATCTGGACCATATGAAAGACAAGGAAGAGGAGGATGACGAACTGTGAAACCGCAGAGACTGAATCTTGAATCTGAGGCGCTGGAAGAATTCCGGGCAAATTTTGACGACGCGCTGGAAAGACTGTGCGAGCAGATCGTAAAGAAGAAACTGAGGCGGGGCGTCGTGAGCGCGAAAGTGGCGATCACGCTGACAGAAAAAGCAGACAAGGAAACCGGGGAGATTTATTACAAGATGGAGATCGAACCGGACGTCAAGCGTAAGCTGAGCGCGGATTATACGATTCCATGCGGAAGGAAGGATGGAATCATCATGCAGATGGATCCGCACGGACGTCCGACGATCGCGGACGAGCAGATCAGCATGGACGATCTGATGCAGGAAGGGATGAGAGCATGAGAATAACAGAAAAGATGTGTCCGGAATATTTACTATGCAGACTGTCGAACGAAGCAGACTGCAGCCGGTGCGAGTGGAAAAAGATCAGAGATGCGAAAAAGAAGATCGTCGATTACCAGAAAGCGAGCGACGAGTATTACCAGCAGAATCTCCAGCAGAAACACAGAAAATGCGGTAGGCAGGAATGTGTGTACTGGCAATATCTGAGTGAGAAGACGCAGGTCGACCGGATCCTGTGCAATGATCCGGCGACGATTGTGTTCTGGAAGGACGGGACGAAGACGATCGTCAAGCGGATGGAAGAGGAAGAAATGAATCCGTATACGGCGTTCTGCGCGGCGCTGGCCAAGAAGATCTACGGGAGCAATTCCAGGGTGCGGAAGATCGTCCGCAAAACTGAGTTTCAGGAAGTGAAGCAGAAATGAATATCCGGCTGCTGACGCAGATCATTGTCAAAAAGGGGAATGAATTTCTGGTCGGAACGGTGCTGGGCGGGCCGGAACTGAAATGGAGCGCCAGCGCGTGGGACGCGTGGAATACGCGGGATATCCGGAAAGCGCAGCGAGTAGCCAGGGCGATCGGCGGGGAACTGTGGCTGTTCAACCCGGTGGCCGGGCAGTTGAGGGAGGTACGGTATGGAAGCAGCATTCAGAATTGAGGCGTACAGGGTACACCAGAAACCGGATTACGGACCGATTGCAAGGCACTTGCTGGATAAAATCATTACGTTCTATCAGGATCCGGAGAATGAAAAGGCATATCAGGAATGGCTGAAGACGCCGGAAGGACAGGCCAGCCTGAAAGGGAACAGGACGGAACCGATAGAATAAGCGGGGGTGAAGGCGATGGGCCGTAAAGGCGAAGGGAACAGAGCAGGCGAGAACGTGCTTTGTCCGCTGTTCATCGCTTTCACAGATAACGAGATCCGTTGCCAGTCACATGTGCCGGAGGCCGTTGCGACGATCCTGAGATATTCGGACAAAGAAGCATGCCGGCAGCAGCGGAAGATGTATTGCGAAGGAACATGGAAAAGGTGCGAGCAGTATTGTTGCTGGGAACATTTCAGATGGGAGGACGATTAAGATGGGGAAGATCATCAAATGGACGATTATCACGGCGGAGTGTATTGCGGCAGCATGTTTGATTATTCAGTTCATCATTGTGATGAATGAATTCGGGGAATACTTATTTTAAATGAAAGGTGATATGAGATGGAAGATCTGTACAGGTACATGCGGGAAAAGATGGCGGAAATGCACGAAGCAAGGAGCCAGAAAGTCGAGATTGATTGTATTGAGTTCATGCAGCTGATGAAAATGCTCTGCTACATGATGCAGATCCGGACGATTGTAAATGATTAGTATGAACTGATGAAAAGAGAGGAAGAAAAATGACATCAAATACAGGAAAACCAACGCAGGAAGGACGGTGAAGTGAATGGACAGGGAGAAGGTTATCAAAGGGTTGGAAATATGCTCTGAACATGGTTCATGGCATGGTTTAGATTGCGAACATAACGAAGCATACAAGGATTGTCCATATCGTGGGTGTAAAACAGGATGCATTGTAACGATAGCAAAGGATGCGATTGCTCTGCTGAAAGAGCAGGAACCGGTGAAAGTGCAGTATACAGCCATGGGTGGATTGCGATACGGAGCTTGCCCGCAATGCACTGCCCGTATTGACAACCTCGTAAACCCAAAAGCTTGCGGCTTTTGTGGACAGGCGGTGAAGTGGGAATGAAGATTGTACCGAGAGATACGAGCGAAAGAACCTGTTTTACGTGCGCAAACTCATTTGTTGATGATGATGACAAACTGCATTGCATGGCAGATAATCACGATCACGAAAAAACAGTAGAAGACGATCAAACCTGTGATGATTGGAATTAGAAAGGTCGGTGAAGTGGAATGCCTGACAGAGAGATGGTTATCAAAGGGTTGGAAGAATGTGCAGGGAATGGAAATTGCACGAAATGTCAGTACGGGAAAGAAAAACAAGCATTGAGTTGTAAAAAATTGCTTTCTGATGCATTAGAACTGATAAAAAGTTCAAAACTTATTCATACAGAACACGCTTTGTACACAGTGCATGAAAGCCGGTGAAGTGGGAATGAACTATCAAAGTCCGATTGAAGTGATTCATACGCAAATGCAGAGTCAGATCGAGGGAGAAATCTATAAAGCGGTAATGAGAGTCGGGGTATCTGTGGATAAAGACGAACTTCTGAAAGCTCTTGCTTATGACCGGAATCAATATCAGAAAGGATACAATGACAGGGACGAAGAGATCGTCCGGTGCAAGGATTGTAAGCACTTTGACGGGCTTAACTGCAAAGTAAATGACATTACGAACATCATGGATACGAACTGGTTCTGTGCTGACGGGGAAAGGAGGACAGATGATGCCTGACAGGGAGAAGGTTATCAGACTTATCGAAGAGGAAATCAGCGTTTGTGAGTCAGTAAATCAATGCTACAGAACAATCGACTTGCCAGCGTTGCGTGACATCCTTGCCCTGCTGAAAGAGCAGGAAGCGGTTGAACCAAAGACAGACGATGCATGGCCAAGCAGGATCAAAACTTGCGGGGCATGTGGAACTTGTCTATTTGCGGTCGGAGATTACAAACCGAAATACTGCGCAGAGTGCGGAAGGGTTGTGAAGTGGACATGACAGAAAAATCGCTTAAAAGCTATATGAGAAAATATGCAAAGAGCCGGGATGAAGCATTTACAAGATTTGTGATGGATGACGATTGGGATGCCGTGCTGAAGCATTTAAAAAAGTTTGGTATGGATATACCGGCAAAGGAAAAAGAAAGAATAGCAAAAGCCGGGGTTTATAAAGCGGTGCAGGAGTGTACAAGTATTCCGGCAGAAGTAAAAGCCGAAGCGGCGAAAAAGTGTGTTCTGATGGGATTCAGGCCAACGATGTTCTGAATGACAGAAAAAGTTAAAAGAAGAGAGGAAGAGAAAAATGGGGAAGATGAGCAGGGGAGACGTATTACGGAAGTGCATCGTCGTGTTTGATGCGATCAAGCGGGTGGCGAGCCAGGGGAACGCGGGGCTGTTGGCCAGGGAAGGAAAGGAAAAGAGTTTTGACATGGATTGCGAGATCTGTGAAACGCTGCGAGAGATGCTGCGGGAGCTGGAAGGCGGCGTGACGGCGGAGGATCGGGAGCAGATGCGGGACTGGCAGAAGATTGCGGAGAACGGTCCGCCGGAAAGGATGGTGTTCTGAGATGGAGTACATGACAGTATGGCTGGTGGTGGCGAACATCGCGCTGACGTTATATTTGATGGCCGGGATCCGGGAGATCCTGAAGAAAATGGAGAAAAGAGGCGGGAAGGATGACTGAGCATTGGATGCGGTCCGTGGTGACAGGAAGCTCTCCGGCGGAGGAGAACAAGGCGAAGATCAAGCAGGAAGTGCTGCACAGGCGCGGGGAGGATCCGCTGCGGATGGCATGCCGGCGGGACCGGGAGATGGCCGGGCGTTCGCGGTTCGTGGTTCGCAGCTACGCGGTATTCAATCTGGAGATCAAGGAAGATCACGGATACCAGCACAGGGCGGAGATTCCGCGGGATGACGGGAAGCAATACGAAGAATGGCAATGGTGATTTCCTATTATATATGCGGTGGCGGAATAGGTAGACGCAGTTGGCAGGGGGACATGCCGTCTGATGCTGCGCGCGGCTAAATGACGAAAAACCCATGTGAGGTGCAAATCCTCACCCGCATTTAAAGTGACAAATACACAAGACATGCGGCTGCGCGTAAGCATTAATATCAAGCTCGCCACTTGATACCGCGGGAGGCATTACTCAAGCGAACGAGGAGCTTCCACAGACAAAAGGGGAGAAGACGGCTGCGTCGATTTTGGCCGGCGGGAAACAGCGTCCGCTCCCTGGGGGAGGAAGAAAGCTGCTGATCACAGCTCCTCCCCAACCGTTTCACGGGGGATTAGTTCAGTGGCAGAACAGCTGACTCCAAATCAGCAGACCTGTGTCCGATTCGCAGATCCCCTGCCAGCCGGCGGAGCAGTCGGCGATCTTCTTCATCTCATACTTTGGCAGCCGGAAAGACGGCGACGGCCTGCGCGGGGCGCGAAATCGGGGATGGCCTCCCGATTCAGAGGCTTGTATGGAGTATTAATAATTCGTGCATAGGGGGCCTGAAGAATGAACTGGAACTATCGACCGCTGTTCGGTACGGAAGTGGATCCGGAGAAAGAGGATCTGAGCATGTACTGGCGGGACGAACGTTCCATGATTCCGGTGGGGAAGATGGGCTACCGGCGGAGCGTGACGCTGGCCGGGCCGCGGCTGGAGTGCGAGATCTACCCGGTGTTCGGAAGGGAAGAGGAACAGAAAGCCAGGGAAGCGAGGAAGAACGAGACGCCGGAGAAGCAGAAGCGGCTGAACCGGAGGCGGGCGGAGGAGTACATTGTCCAGCTCGCTGACGCGAATTTCACGGAGAAGGATATCGAGCTGACGCTGACCTACAAAAACCAGTATCAGCCGGATTTCGAGAGATGCCAGAAAGACGTCCGGAATTTTGTTGCGAAACTGAAGCGGTACCGGAAGAGTCATGGCATGGAACCGCTGAAGTATATCTATGTCATCGAGGGGGGATTTGAGCGGAAGAACGGATACGGGACTACCAAGTTTCATTGCCACATGCTGATGAACGGCGGGATCAGCAGGCAGCTGCTGGAAGAGATCTGGGAGTATGGGTATGCGAACACGATCCAGCTGCAGCCGGACGAGGACCGGGGGCTGGAGGAACTGGCCAAGTACATGATCAAGGAATCGAAGATGCATGGGCGGAGGTTCTGCCACAGCAGGAACCTGAAGAAACCGCTGCGGAAAAAGAAGGATGCCCGGACCAGTAACCGGGCCGTCAAGGCGATGGCCAGGGATATCCAGTACGAGGCGAAGGAAATCATGGAACGATACTATCCGAGCTACAAGTTTATCGAATGCAAAATGTACTGCTCCGACCAGCTGGACGGGGTTTACATCAGGGTGCTGATGAGAAAGAAGGGAGAAACATGCAGAAGAAAGATCTGACGGAACAGGAACAGAATGAGATACTGCGGAAGCAGAAGATCCGGCGGGACGCGAAGGACCTGAAGAACTACCGGAAGCGGCTGGAGGCGGAGCGGCTGACGTACCGCCAGGTGTTCGATACATACGCGGAAAATAACCGGCGGAAGCGGGAGAACGCGCTGGGGCGGTGTGCGCTGAAAGCGCTGGACGCGGTGCGGGAGCTGAACAGGGCAAAAGATCTGGTTCCGGGAACGCTGGATTTCATGATCAAAGAGCAGAAGGTCCAGGACGCGGAAGGGATCGTCGGATTCCACTGCAGCGTGGAATTCATGGTCGTGAGTAAGGAACCGGCGCACAGCAAAGAAGATATCGACAAAGAGATCGAGGATACTTTCGAGCGGATGATGCACGAGACGGACGAGCTTTTCCCAAAGGGGGAAGGCGCATAACAGGGCAGACTGAAACGAGATTGCAGGGCGTGTACCTGCAATTTTTTTTGCGGTTATGAAACAATAAGGGAGCAGGGGGTGAGAATGTGGCAACGCCGTGGGGACGGATCCGCCAGAGCTATATGTCCGGGAAGAGCTATCAGGAGCTTTCCGCAAAATACGGCGTAAGCGTGAAGACGATTCAGAACCGGGCGTCTAAGGAAGGCTGGGTCAAAGAGAAGGGAAAAATCAAGGAAGAAGTGGGGCAGAAAATCCATGAGCGCGTCGTGCGCGTGCGCGTGGAGGAGCTGCAGAAGCTCATGGACGCCAACGGGATGCTGATTGATTCCCTTGTGGATCTGACCACGAAGATCTCCGAGGCAACACAGACGAAGAATTTCGCGGACCTGTTCGACAAGGCCGGGACCATGAAGAACACGGAGTGCCTTGCCAAGGCGATTCAGACGGCGGTGCAGACGCAGCGGAACCTGTACAAGCTGCCGGATCTTGATCAGGATTTCCGGAAAAAGGCGGAGGCGCAGCGGAAGAAGGAAGCCAAGGAAAAGATGGCGCTGGAGCGCGAGAAATGGGAGGCGGAGAAGGTCGAAAAGGCGAAGGCCGCGGAGACGGCGAGCGGGACGGTCTGGAAGCTGGCGGAGATAGAAGGGGACGAAGTGGATGGCTGAGCGGATTGTGGAGATCAGGCCGACGGCCAAACAGATGCAGTTCCTGCGGATGCAGAAGCAGCACTGCGGGTACGGAGGTGCGCGGGGCGGAGGAAAGAGCTGGGTGGTGCGGATCAAGGCGTGCCTGCTGGCGAACCGGTGGGGGAAGCCTGACCGGTACAGCGAAGGAATCAAGATCTGTATTGTCCGGCGGACGCTGGTGGACGTCCGGAACAATCACATCATTCCAATGAAAACCATGCTGAACGGGCTGGCAAAATTCAACCAGGCGGAACGGACGTTCTACTTTCCGAACGGGGCGACGATCCATTTCGAGTATTACGACAACGAGAACGACGCGGACCATTTCCAGGGTGTCGAGTATGACGTGATATTCATCGAAGAGGCCACACAGCTTCCGGAGGAATGGATCAAGAACATCGCGGCGAGCTGCCGCGGCGCGAACAAGTTTCCGCACAGGATCTACTATACCTGCAATCCGGGCGGGCCGGGGCATGAGTACATCAAACGGATCTTTATTGATCAGGTGTACAAGGAAGGGGAGGATCCGGAACAGTACGAGTTCGTACAGGCGAAGGTGACGGATAACAAGGTCCTGATGGAAATGGATCCGGGGTACATCGCTTTCCTGAAAAACCTGCCGCCAAAGAAGCGTGCCGCATGGCTCGACGGGAGCTGGGATATCTACAGCGGCCAGTTCTTTGAATCCTTTGTCAACGATCCTTCACATTGGGATGACCGGCAATGGACGCATGTAATCAATCCGATACCGATACGGAAACACTGGACGATCTACAGGAGTTTCGACTGGGGATCCTATCGTCCATTCAGTACGGGCTGGTGGGCTGTGGACGAGGACGATGTGATTTACAGGATTCTGGAATTCTACGGTGTGCAGCATGCCGGGGGCGAAGCGCTGGCGAACGAAGGGCTGAAATGGCCGGCGGACAGGGTGTTTGCGGAGATCGCGCGGATCGAGCGGGAACATCCGTGGCTGCGGGGCAGGGAGATTACCGGGATCGCGGACCCGGCGATCTTCCAGCAGAACGGAGGGCCGAGCATTGCGGAAGCGGGATTCGCGCATGGGGTGTACTTCAACAAAGGCGACAATTCGCGGATCGCAGGATGGGACCAGGTGCGCTACCGGATGCAGTTCAATGAGCAGGGATATCCGCGGATGTATGTGTTCAATACCTGCAAGGATTTTATCCGGACGATTCCGCTGCTGCAGCATGACGAGCATATCGTGGACGATCTGGACAGCGACGGCGAGGACCATATTGCGGACGAAACGCGTTACATGTGCATGGCGAGGCCGGTGGCGCCGCTGATCGAAAGCCCGGTGTATCAGCCGATGTACGGATCGGATCCGCTGGAGATGTTCAAGGAGGGGAGAAGATGATCAAGGCAACGATGTACTGGGAACGGATGCGGCTGGAGGTCAAAGGGCATGCCGGATTCGCGGAAAAGGGGAAGGATATCGTGTGCGCGGGGGCGAGCATGCTGGTGCAGGCGCTGGTTGGATCGCTGGACGTGGCTGAGCAGCGCGGGCGATGTGAATACAAGGCGAAGAACACCGAGGACGGGGAGGCAATTATCTGGGCGTTTGCAAGGCCGGGGACGCAGGCGGAGATCAAGGCATATTTCCGGATGTGCGTCACGGGGCTGAAGATGCTGCAAAGGGAATATCCGACACATGTATCGGTAAAAGAGGTTGAGTAACCAGGACGAGGAGCAAAGGAGGACAGAAAGATGGCGGTAATGGACAGATTGCGGGAGCGGCTGCGGGGGCAGGCTCCGGTGGGAGCGGCGCAGGGGATGCCGATGGGCGCGAGGATTCCGGATATCCGGGGCGGGGATCCTTATGCCGGCGGAGGAGCGCCGCGGGGAATGCCACAGGATCCGGGGATGACGGAGGGCGACGTGGAGCTGATGACGCGTCCGCAGACGGCGGAGATGGCGGAGGCGCGGAGGCTGGGCGAGCAGATGGGCGCCCAGGCTTTGATGGAGATGGCCGGGATCACGCCCATGCGGCAGAACATGTTCCGGAACGAGTCGCGGCTGATGAACGCGGAGAAGCTGAACCAGGCGACGCAGACGCTTTTGCGCTACAAGAGCGCGAAGAGCAGCGTGAACCGGCGGGTCATCAAGTCACAACAGTGGTGGAAGCTGAAGAACTGGGAGCAGATCCAGGTAAACCGCGGCGTCAAGGGGAGTACGGTCTATCCGAGCAATACGGGATGGCTGTGGAACTGCATCGTCGGGAAGCACGCGGACGCCATTGACTCCTTCCCGGAACCGGTTATCCTTCCGCGGATGATGGATGATAAGGAAGAGGCGAACCGGCTGAGCAAGATCGTGCCGGTGGTCATGGAGATCAACGATTTCGAGGAGACGTACAATGCCTGCTCCTGGCAGAAAATGCAGGAAGGAACCGGGGTGTACGGCGTTTTCTGGAATACGCGGAAGCTGAACGGGCTGGGGGATATCGATATCAAGAAAGTGAATATCCTGAATCTGTTCTGGGAGCCGGGGATCAACGATATCGAAGAGAGCCGGAACGTTTTCTTTATTTCTTTCGTGGACAAGCAGGATCTGCAGGAAAGCTACCCGGAGCTGGAAGGGCAGATGAACATGAGCAAGCTCGCGATCGAGCAATACAAGACGGATGACAGCATTGATCTGAGCAACAAGGCCGTGGTCGTTGACTGGTATTACAAGAAAGACGTGGGCGGCAGGACGGTGCTGCATTACTGCAAATACGTCAACGAAACCTGCCTGTATTCCAGCGAAGAGGAAGGGCTGGAGAACGGATACTATGAGGACGGGGAATATCCGTTCGTGCTGGACGGGCTGTTCCCGGTGGAAGGATCTCCGGCGGCATACGGGTACATCGATATCGCGAAGGATACACAGACGGATATAGACACACTGAGCCAGGCCATGGTCAAGAACGCCAGCCTCCGGGCGACGCCCAGATACTTCATCCGGAAGGACGGGAGCATCAACGAAGAGGAATTCGGGGACGCGTCGAAACCGCTGGTGCATGTGGGCGGGGCGCTGGGGCAGGACAGCGTGATGCCGATCGAGGTGGCCCAGATGGGAAGCGACGCCCACAACATGCTGCAGCAGAAGATCGATGAAATCAAGTTCATCACGGGGAACACGGACGTGAACAACGGCGGTGTACCTTCCGGCGTGACCGCGGCCAGTGCCATCGCGGCGCTGAAGGAAGAAAGCGGGAGATCCAGCAAGGATTCCACCAGGGCGGCGTACCGGAGCTACCGGAAGATCGTCATCAAGGTCATTGAGCGGATCCGTCAGTTCTACGATATTCCGCGGCAGTTCCGGATCCTGGGCGATCAGGGGCAGGAAGAATTCGTGAACTATTCCAACGAAGGGCTGCAGGTGCAGCAGATTCCGAACATGCCGGGGGACGAGCCGGGGCTGCGGCTTCCTGTGTTCGATATCGAGGTCCGGGCGCAGCGGGAGAACGCGTACACCAAGATGAGCCAGAACGAGCTGGCGCTGCAGTTCTTCCAAAACGGGATGCTCAACCCGCAGATGGCAGATCAGGCGCTGATCACGCTGGAGATGATGGATTTCCGCGGGAAAGACGAGCTGAAGAAACGTATCGAGCAGCAGGGAACGCTGATCCAGACGCTGATGCAGGTGGGCCAGATCGCGATGGAGCTGGCGCAGAGATACGCCCCCGCGGTGGCGGACCAGCTGGCCATGGTGCTGCAGGGCGTGGCGGGGGACGCGGGGATGACGCCCGTCGGCGGAGGATCCGGACAGGGCATGCAGGCGCTGCAGGCTCCGGCGGACAACATGAGCGCACCGAACCCGGACGAAAATTCGCTGGTAAAGAACGCGCGGGAGCGGGCGGCGAACGCCACAAGACCGTCGTAATGTGTGTACCTGCAATTATTTTTGATTTTGTGAAATAATCATGACAAGGGGTCGCCCACCAGACGGGCAGAGAGGAGAAAAGCATGGATTTCAAGCTGAATTTGCAGATGTTTGCCGAGGAAGGACCGGCCGCTGAGTCAGGACCGGCAGGCGCAGAGACAGCATCAGCAGCAGGAGGGGCTGCCGAAAGACCGGTGATATCCCAGGGGGATACGCTTCCCGGCGGCGGGGTAGCCAGTGCGCAGGTCGCTGCAGCGATGAACAGGCAGATGGAACGCCATCCGGAACTGCGGAAAGTATACGGACAGAAGTCCGCGGAACAGGCGCCGGCGGCGGGCCAGAACGAGCCTACCATGGAAGACCGATGGAACGAGCTGAAGAAGGGCGAGTTCGCGCAGCTGTACGGAAGAGACGTACAGGCCGCGATACAGGACCGGTTCAAGAACATGAGCGATGTATCGGCGCAGCTAAACGCGCTGCAGCCGATGCTGAAGGTGCTGCGGGACCGGGCAGGGGTACAGAGCGATCAGGAACTGATCCGGAAGGTCATGGACGATGACAGTCTGTACGAGGACGCGGCGAACGAGGCCGGGATGACCATCCCTGCCTATAAACAGTTCATGCAGATGAAAGCGCAGCGGGACCGGCTCGAAAGGCAGCAGCAGGAAGACATGAGGGACCGGCAGCTGAAAACGCATGTGCAGAATCTGGTCCGTCAGGCGGAGGAATTCAAGAAGCAATTCCCAGGTTTCGATCTGGAGAAAGAAGTTCTGCAGAACGATACCTTCCGGCGGCTGACGAGTCAGGAGGTCGGACTGAGCGTGCGGGACGCGTATTTCGCGATCCACCACGACGAGCTTGCGCCCCAGATGATGGCATACGGAATGCAGCGGGCCAAACAGCAGATGGGACAGACCATCCAGGCCCAGCAGCGGCGTCCGGCGGAGGGAGCCATGAAGGCGCAGGGACAATCAGCGGCGGCGGAAATCTCACTGGATCCAAGGAAAATGACAAGAGCCGAACGGAACCGGATGTACGACTACATCCACAAGAAGGGGACGGTGAGGCTCGATTGAGAAAGGAGCTAAACCATGAAAGACTGGAAATTTAATCTTCAGCTGTTCGCGGAAGCCGGTACGCTGGTCAACGCGATGGCGGGATACATGAACGCCTATACAGGCGACAAAACGGATTTCACTCCGGGCGGGGACGATCTTTCCACGCTGAACAAGGTTTTTTACGACACCGCGCTGCTGGACAACGCGCGGGATCAGCTGATCTACACCCAGCTGGGAAAGAAACTGAACCTGCCGGCCAATCACGGCATGAGCATGGAGATCCGGCGCTGGAAGACGCTGGGCCGCATCGGGAAGCTGACCGAAGCAGTGATTCCGACCGGTAAGAAGCTGAGCCAGGTTGCGATCACCATCACCATCGCGCAGTACGGCGATTACGTTGCCATCTCTGATCTGATGGACAACCACGCGATCGACGATGCGAAGCTGGGCGCGACCGAAGAGCTGGGCGCGGCTGCCGGCCTGACCAACGATATGCTGACCCGGAACGTGCTGCTGGGCGGGACGCAGATCCTTTACGCGGACGCGATCAACCGCTCTACCGGCGCTTACGTCGAGACGCCGGCCACCGAAGCGGGCCTGCAGACCGATATCGCCAGCTACAACGTGTTCCTGACGCCGGACGTGCTGAGCAAGGCGCGGACCCAGCTGTTCAAGAGCGCGAAGGGCATGAAGTATTCCGGCGCTTATTACCTCGCTGTCATCCATCCGGATGTGGCGGAGGACCTGCGGCGCAGCGATTACTGGATGGAAGCCCACAAGTATGCCGGCCCGGAAGAGATCTACACCGGCGAGATCGGGCGTATCCACGGGATCCGGTTCCTCGAAAGCAATCTCGCGCCGGTCATCAAGTCTGCCGGCCAGAGCTACGCGACCTACAAGACCATGATCTTCTGCAAGGACGCTTTCGCGGTCCTCGATATCGAAGGCGGCGCCATGGAGACGATCATCAAGAGCAAGGAAGAAGTCGGCGGGCCGCTGAACCAGTTCGGGACCGTCGGCGTCAAGTTCGAGATGGGCGCGAAGATCCTGTACCAGGAGCGGATGCTCACGGTCTGGAGCGGCAGCAGCTATTCTTCCACCGCGGAAGACAATACGGCTGAATATTCCGATGCCGCCTGATGACGGCAACAACCCGGAGAGAGGCGACTCTCTCCGGGCATTTCCGATTTTACGAAAGGAGTAAAAAACCATGAAGAAATTGAATCTGCAGCAATTTGCGGGGAGCCTGACGGTCACCGTCTACAAGGACGCGCACATGACAACCGCTTCCGCGTCTCCGTCCAGCAGCCTGGCAAAGGATGACAGCGTCGCGCTGACGCTGACGCCGGCCTCCGGGTACGAGGTGAACGACGTGGAAGTCGTTTCCGGCGGCGTGACCATTGATTACGATCCGGATGACGGCTATTCGTTCACGATGGGCGAATCGAACGTCGTACTGAACGTCACCAGCAAGAAGAACAACCTGTACAAGATCACGGAAAACACGTGGGTATGGGTGAACGGATCCGGGACCGAGCTGAAGCGGAACATGAAGTATGTCCGCCACAACAACGGCGCGATCGTCGACGTCGAAAGCAGCGGGACAGCGGTCACCGTGAACGCGGACGTCGTGGCGAAGCTGATCGAGGCCGGCGTGCTGATCAAGATCTGATAATCAAAAACGGGATCGCCCACCTGAAGGGCAGAAAGGAAACTGAATATGGCAACCAAAAAGGAAGATAAGCCCGTACTGAACCTGCCGGAAGACGAGGACGCGGTATTCGAGGCGGAGGCTGAAAAGCTGCAGCAGATGGCCAACATGCAGGCCGAGCTGGCCGCGCTGAAAAAGGAGAACGCGGAGCTGAAGAAAAACAGCATCTATTCCCCGTCCCCTTACGGAAGCGAAGGCGACTATGAGCGCGTGCAGCGCGCCTGCCAACAGGCGGCGGAGCAGGGGAAGAATCCCTGGAATATCAAGATCAGCGTGAAAGCGCCGAGAATCGGAAAAGGGGAAGATTCCTACTGGCTTTCCGTCAACGGACGGTCGTTGCAGGTTCCGGCGAACGAAAGGTACTACGAGATGGCGCTTCCGTTTGCCCAATGCCTTGTGGATGAGATTAAGAACCGGAACGCGGCCAACGATTACATCGACAGCATCGAGGTCAAGGATCCGAAGGACAATCCCCACAAGGAAGAAAAGATTTATTAAGAAAAACGGGCGGAAGGGCGAGGCTTTTCCGCCTGTTTTTCAGAGAGGAGCAGAGCATGACGATTCAGGAAGCGCTGGACACCGTGGACGAGATGAAACCGAACATGATGACCAGGAAGCTGAAACTGAAATTCCTGACCGAGATCGAGGACCTGATCCACGGGGAGATCGTGCTGAAGCATGTGCATCCTCCGGAGCAGGACGAAAAGCCGTACTATTCCGAGGACAGCGATCCGGGAACGGTGCTGCTGGTTCCGGATCCGTACAGCATGGTGTACGTCTACTGGCTGATGACGAAGATCGACATGCAGAACCAGGAAGACGCGCGGTGGAACATCGACCGGAGCCATTTTGAAAACGCGTACGACACCATGAGTGACTGGTGGACGAGAAACCATATGCCGTTTCAGGCGATAAGGGAGTTCAGGATATGAGGAAGATGCAGCAGATCCAGCCCGCGGAGAAGCGGGAGCTGGCCACGAACACGTTCAGGGGATACAACCACGCCGAGATCATCACGGACGGGGAAATGTTCGACATGCAGAATCTGAGCGGGGATATGTATCCTTCTCTTTCCGCGCGGAAAAAGCGCGGGATCAGCAGCTACGACGTTTCCGGGCAGGAAAGCGTGCCGCTGACGGGGATCCATGGGCGGGATCAGCTGGTATTTATCCGGGGGACCGAGGTTTTCTACAATTTCGTAAAGGTGCAGGGGCTGAGCGTGAGCGCAGCGGAGAACATGCTTCCGAAAAAGATCGTGAGCATGGGCGCGTATGAATGTATCTGGCCGGATAAAGTGTATTTTAACACGGTGAATACGTCCGATTACGGGAGCATGGAGCGGAAGCTGACGATCTCCGGAACGGGATTGGCGCTGACCATGTGCCGGCTGGACGGAACCAACTACGATATGACGAGCATAAACGTTTCCGCGACGGCGCCCAGCAGCCCGACGAACGGCCAGCTGTGGATCGACCAGAGCGGGGACAACGACGTGCTGCGGCAGTATACCCAGAGTACCCAGGAATGGACGGAAGTACCGACGGTCTATGTAAAGATTTCCGGGACCGGGGCCGGGCAGGGGCTGAATGAGTATGACGCGGTGACGATATCCGGGATGGAAGCGCCGACGGGGACCAGCGAGAAGGTGGCGGGGCAGGTGGCCGCGCTCAACGGCAGCATGATCGTTTACGGGGCGGGATCCAACTATCTGATCGTGGCCGGACTGATCAGCAATACCGTGCCGGCGCTGAAAGCGCAGAACGTGACGATCAACCGGGATGTACCGGATCTGGATTATATCTGCGAGAGCAATAACCGGCTGTGGGGATGCAAGTACGGCATGGAGAACGGCGCGGTGGTGAACGAGATCCGGGCGTGCAAGCTGGGGGATTTCCGGAACTGGTCCTGCTTCATGGGATTATCGACGGACAGCTATACGGCCAGCGTCGGGACAGACGGCGTGTTCACGGGCGCGATCACCCAGAAAGGATACCCGGTATTCTTCAAGGAGAACTGCATCCATCGGGTGAGCGGGAACACGCCCAGCAGCTTCCAGGTTACGACAACGTTATGCCGGGGGATCCAGCGCGGGAGCTGGCGGAGTGCGGCGGTGGTCAACGAGGCAATCTATTATAAAAGCCGCGGCGACGTCATGATGTTCGACGGGAGCCTGCCGGTGAGTGTTAGCAGGCAGCTGGGGGACGTGCTGTACGAGGACGCGCGGGCCGGGGCGATCGGCGGCAAATACTATATCAGCATGAAGAACCAGAACAATACCTGGACGCAGTTCTGTTTCGATACGGAGCGGAACACATGGTATAAGGAAGACGGGCTGAAAGCGCTGGGATACGGGGCCGCGGGGGACGAGCTGTTTTTGATCGATGAAGTCAACAATACGCTGGTCGCGGTGAATGGGAGCGTCGGTACGCTGGAAGACGATTTCCAGTGGTCGGCGGTATTCGGCGTGACGGGCATGGAATACAGGTCCAACGATTACGGAAACATGGTCCGGAGCGACATGCGCAGCGAGATGTACCTGTCGCGGTTCGATATCCGGATGTACATGGAAGAGGACTGCAAGGCGGAGCTGTGGATCCAGTACGATTCCGACGGGGAATGGAAGCATCAGGGCGAGATCCGCGGGCGGAGGCTCCGGAGCTTCACGCTGCCGGTGGTCCCGCGGCGGTGCGACCATCTCCGGGTGAAGATCACGGGGAAGGGAGAATTCCGGGTCTATTCGATCAGCAGGATCATGGAGGTGGGAAGCGATGGCGGTAAGAATTGATACGCCTCCGACGCTGGCCGGAGACGAGAAGAAGCAGCTTGAACAGCTGTGGAGCTACCTTTACCAGCTGTCGGAGAACATCAACAGCAACCTGGAAGGGATCGGCAGCAACGAGCTGACCGACAGCGAGCGGAAGACCATGAAGGCGATTATCGGGGAGGGCGAGAAGCAGGGCCTTTCCGAAATGGAGTCGCTGAAGAGCCTGATCATCAAGACGGCGGATTTCGTACAGACGAGTATGCAGGAATACCGGCTGAACCTGCTGGGAAGCACCGTGGACAGCGGACAGTTCGGGCGGTATGTGCGGAATACCGGGCTGAACGTGGTGGTCAACCCGGAAGGGATCACGCAGAATTATTCCTTTGAGGAAGTTGTTCAGGGGCTGAAAGAATTCTCCGTCAACGCGAAAAACTACATCAAGACCGGGCTGCTGCGGACAGTGAACAGCATACCGGTTTACGGCGTCGCGATCGGCAAGGACGTGGTGACGTTCAGCCGGGACGGAACCGAAACCTACAACGACGGGAACAAGGTGGCCGAGCTGACGGCGGACGAACTGAGCTTCTGGCAGAACAGCGTGAAGATTGCCAGCTATACCGGGAGCAAAATCACGTTCTATTACGGCGGGAGCGCGGTCTTCTATATCGAGAACGGAAAGATCTACTGCAATGAGGATATCACGCTGGCGACCGGGAAAAAACTGATCATTGATTCGACTAACTTTAAGATGGATTCCGACGGAAAGCTGACGATCATCGGCGGCGGTCTGAACAACGCGAGCGGCGTGCTGACGATCAAGGACGCGAGCGGGAACACGATCGGGACGTGGGATAAGGATGGAATCGTGGTTAATGAAGGATCCATCCTGGCTGATGTAATAAAAGGCGGGACGCTGCTGCTGGGCGGTCTGAACAACGCGAGCGGCGTGCTGACGATCAAGGACGCGAGCGGGAACACGATCGGGACGTGGGATAAAGACGGATTCAGTTCTTCCACTGCCAGCTTCGGCATAGCATCGGAGAACCTGGAAATTGACAGCTCGAACGGTTATGTTTGCGTAAAGAAAAAGAAAACGGGCGGACTGGACTATCAATGGGAATACGCTTTTGAGTTTGGTAAGCATATAAAAGACATCAATCAATATTTTGTGATATATGACTATGTTGCAGCGTTTTATAAATTAGACGCTACAGCAAACAGATCTGCCGGTATGGGATTATATATTGCAGACGGAACAAACAAATGGGGGAGCTACCAAGATCCGGCGCTGACGGGGACATTTGTATTTGCAACGTCTGAATGTACGACGCTGCAGCAAAGAGGAAGCGGAGGTAACCAATACTCGCAAAACGTTATGCCGGGAATCTTGCCAAGTACTGATGAAATGTCGCTCGGATGCGACAGCTATAAGTGGGCTGTTGCTAAAATCAAGCGCATAGCCTGTAATTTCATAGAAGCATTAGGCTGGATCGACGTCAGTTCCGGGACCGATGCGCGAGTCGCGGTATCAGTTCTCAATGGGTTAACAAGATGTATCCTGGAATATGCACAGAATATGGAGCATGGACTCAGGAGCGAAGGATATCATAACGGAAGCACTTTTGTGTCAGACAATAAATGGATGATTTACCGGGATTCGAGCGGAGACATCATCGTAAATGGCAAATGTACAGGATCTGCCGGAGCGGTGGAAAGCAGCGCTTTTACAACTCGGGTGTACACAAAGAACCTGACGGTCAGCTTCGGCGGTACGGCAAGTGGAACGATCGACATTTCAGTTCCAAGCGGATACGCGGCAATATCTGTTGCAGGGTTTAATGTTGATATTTCAGACACTTTCGCTTCAAAAATATTGCTGACGGACAACAATACAAAAATCAGCTATTCATTAAGGAATATAACGTCTGGTTATGGAGATGAAAACGGAGACCTGAAAGTGACGGTTTTGCTGGTGAAGACATCGTAATCACGACAAGCGGAAGATAAAGAGATCGGAACAGAAGGAGGATTCAGAAATGGCAGTTACAGGATCTTACAAGGAACCAAGGAAACAGCAATACGGCAACACCGGGGCCTACAACGGGCTGAGCGGGACGAGCCAGAGTACGAACAGCAAGGTCGCGCAGTATCAGCAGGGGTATACGCCGTCGCAGAACGTGGTGGACGCGCAGCAGAACCTGAAGAACGTGCAGGCGCAGAAACCGCAGGGATATAACAGCAAATATTCCAGGATGCTGGACAACATCATGCAGCAGATCCAGAATCCCAGCGAGTTCAAGTATGAATTCAACGGGGACAACCTGTTCAAGGCATACGCGGACATGTATTCGCAGCAGGGCCGGCAGGCCAGCCTGGGCGCCATGGGACAGGCCGCGGCGCTGACCGGCGGATACGGGAACAGCTACGCGCAGCAGGTAGGCAACCAGGCATACCAGCAGAACCTGATGGGCCTTTACGACCGGGGCATGGATTTGCGGGACCGGGCGTATCAGGCATACCAGGATCAGCAGGGGCAGAACCGGGACGCCTACAGCATGCTTTCCGAACAGGAACAGAACGCTTACGGGCGCTACCGGGACGAGATGGCAGACTGGCAGCGGGAGGAAGCGAACGCGGCGGACCGCGCGCAGGCGGCGGAGGAACAGGAATACAACCGCTACCGGGATATGCTGGAATACTATACCGGGCTGGCGCAGGTGGAGAATGCGGCATACAACACGGATGCGGAGCGCCAGGAAGCGATCCGGCAGTTTAACGCGAATTTCGGAGAGAACGCGAGACAGTTCAACACGACCAACCAGTACAATTATGATGTGCTGGGTACGAATACAGATCTCAAAAACAGAGAACTGGATATGGACAATGATTACCGGAACCGGGCGCTGGGCGAGGAGACGGCATATAAGTATGCCGCGCTGGACGAGAACCGGCGGTCTACGGATCTGGATGACGCGTACCGTTACGCGGCGCTGGATGAAAGCAGACGGTCCACAGACCTGGACAGCGATTACCGGAACCGGGCGCTGGATGAAGACACGGCGTACAAGTATGCCGCGCTGGGCGAGAGCGGCAGGGTTTCCGACCTTGAGAACGCGTACAAATACGCCGCGCTGGACGAGAACCGGCGGTCCACAGATCTGGACGATGCGTACCGTTATGCGGCGCTGGAACAGAACCAGAGCCAGTTCGACGCATCGAACAGACTGGATTATGACAAAATGGCACAGAACCAGAGTCAGTTCGACGCCAACCTGGCAGAACAGCAGCGGCAGGCGACACTGGAGGACGCATACAAATACGCGGCGCTGGCGCAGGATCAGAGCCAGTTCGATACAAACACCAATCTCAAAAACAGGGAACTGGATCTGGACAGCGATTACAGGAACCGGACGCTGGACGAAACGATCCGGAGCAACAATATGGACAACGATTACCGGAACAGGACGCTGGACGAAACGATCCGGAGCAACAACATGGACGAGGCGTACCGTCGGGATACGCTGGCCGAGCAGCAGAGATCGACGAATCTGGACAACGACTATCGGAACAGGACACTGGACGAGCAGATCCGGAACAACAACCTGGACGAGGCGTACCGCAGGGATACGCTGGCCGAGAACATCCGGAGCAACAAGGCGGAAGAAAGCTACCGGAACAAGACGCTGGCGGAACAGCAGAGATCCACAAATCTGGACGAAGCGTACCGTCGGGATACGCTTGCGGAGCAGCAGAGATCAACGAATCTGGACAACGATTACCGGAACCGGACGCTGGACGAACAGATCCGGAGCAATAATCTGGACGAAGCGTACCGTCGGGACACTCTGGCCGAGCAGCAGAGATCCACGAATCTGGACGAGGCGTACCGTCGGGATACGCTGGCGGAGAATGTCCGGAGCAACAAAGCGGATGAAAGCTACCGGAACAAAACGCTGGCAGAACAGAAGCGGTCTACCAATCTCGATGAGGCATACCGGCGTGATACGCTGGCCGAGAATATCCGTAACAGCAACCTGGACGAAGCATACCGCAGGGATACGCTGGCCGAGAACATCCGGAACAACGACCTGGACGAAGCGTACCGTCGGGATACGCTGGCGGAGAATATCCGGCAGGCGAACATGGACGATGTGTACCGTGATCGGGTAGAAACGTGGAACGAATACAACGATACGCGGAACTATGAAGCGGCAATGAATCAGGATCAGCGGAATTATGACCGTGATGTGCTGGAGAGCGACCGGAACTATTACAAGAGCTATGTAGGGGCGATTCTTGAAAATGGTCAGATGCCGAGCGCACAGATGCTGCAGGCGGCAGGGCTGAGCGAGACGGACGCCAGGGCGATGATGCTGCAGCAAGCGGGCGTGAGCGCAGGATCCGGCAGCGGCGGGAAGCAGACGTACTATGTGGATACGAACGACAAGGGCGAGACGAAGTATTACACATATGACAAGAACGGGAAGCTCGTCGAAGCGACCGAGAAGGAAGCGAAGAAAGGCAATATCGACACAACGCTGCAGAATATCCAGCAGGCGGCGAAGGATAAGAAAACTAACGCCAGCGCGGGGACAGCGATCAATTACGACGCATATACGGATCCGGCGAAGGCAAAGGACCTGCAGAGTAAAATAGAGACTATTCAATACAGATTGAATAATAGCGAAGGAATGAATGGATCAAACTACAGTTTTGAAAATGTCACAGCATTGAGCGAAGAATTAAAGGGTTTGCATAGTCAACTGGAAGCGTTGAAGAAAAAAAAATAATAAGACAGGACAACCGAGGCGGAGGTAAATATGGCAACGAGTCTGAAAGGGAAGGTTCTTTCTTACAAAGATTGGGAAGAAGAGGAAAAGAAAAGGAAGAAAGAAGAGGAAGAACGCAAGGCTAAGCTGAACGAAAACAACTATCAGACAACTCTGAACATTAAAACTACAGACGTAATGAGGAACAACGCAGCGCAGAGCGCTGCGTCCTCAATTCAGCAGAAAACATCCGGGACGATCAATAAGATCCTGAAGAACGACGTAACTTCCATACAGGACGTCGTAAAAAAGGACAAGGAAAGCGGCTTCCTGGATTACCTGTTTCATGGCGGGGCGAAGATCGAAAACGAAAAAGCCAAAACGAAGAACCAGTATAGCGAACCGAGGAAAACTGCGCAGAATTTCCAAATTGATCAGCAAAGCGGGAATTATACAGGCAATAATCTGATCATGATGAGCGACGAGCAGCTGAACGCGAAAAAGAAAAGTACCCAGGCTGCGTACGAGGACGCGTTGCGGAATGAAGAGATCTTCAACGATACAGCGCGGAGAGAGGAAGAACAGGCGAAAAAGCGGAACCAGTACAATGAAGCAACGGAAAAAGAAGGAATCTATGGTACGCTGCAGGAAACCGGGCTGAGAGATGACAACTATAAAGACGGACCGTATTTTTATAAGAAAAGGCCGGACGATTATTATGACGATCAATCATATTACGACCGGCTGATGTATGAATATCTGCATGGCGTTGGATCCTATGATGCCATCGAAACGCGGGAAGGGAAAGACAAGCGGGACAAAGAGCTTTCCGACGTGTGGGACGCGATGGACAATGGGAATATCTACAACCTGCGCAACGAGGAAATGCACAAGACCACGGAAGCAGGGCTGAATTACAACGGAGATTTCGGATCCAACAAATACAAAAACCAGCTGGCAGATACAGAAGAAGAACTGAACAGAAGAAACGAGATCAGAAGATATGAAAATAACGCTCCGGATGTGGACCCGACATATGATCCGTCACTGGTGAAAACATATCAGACGAAGACGAATCTTTTAACGCAGGTATTTGCTCCGGGCGTGATGCCGTCAGAGGTGCAGACCGGGGACGAGATCGATATCCTTTATCAGAAGATAAACAATCCGTACAACCCTGTCGGATCAGACTCTATTTTCGGAGATAAGGAATCACAGCTGAAGCAGCTGGGAACCATGGACGCCGCGTATTTCATGACGCAGGAACAGGCAGACACATTCAACAAATATTATAAAGCCGGAATGAAACAGGAAGCGAAGGCTTTCTATGATGCGCTGCTGCCGACACTGGAAACAATCAAAATGTCGGCAAGAAGCGAGCTGACGCAGGACATGAGCAAGAACGAATACGCGCCGCTGATGATTGCGGAACGTGCGCTGATGCCCGAAGTGGCCGGGGCGCTGGGTACGGTAGGATCTGTTCTTGCTATTGCTGGAAACAAGGACGCGCAGAAGCAATACAGCGACTGGTACGCGATGCAGAACGCGATGGGCGATATCCAGACAGCGCGTCAGGAAACCTGGGGAGATAAGTTTGCGGAATGGTTCGGAGAAGACGCGAGAAACATGGGCGAGCGGCTGGCCGGAGTCGGGTATTCCATCACGGATAACATCCGCAGGGCGCTGATCACCAAAGGCGCCAGCAAAATGCTGGGTCTTCCGATGGATTCCGCAGCGGCAAAGACGATTGATTTCGGCATGCTGGGCGCGGACGTCATGTCGAACACGATGGCGGAGGGGCTGAAGGAAGGATACAGCCCGGAAGAGTCGTTTGTACGGGCCTGCGGGGAATCACTGATCGAAGTTGCCACAGAAAATATGTGGTGGGACGATCTGTTCAGCCCGGACCTGAAGGACCTGATCGGAAAACCGAAGGATTTCGTAAAGTATCTCGGAAACGTCTTCATGTCCGAAGGTATGGAAGAAGTATCCGGCAATGTGATGGATACCATTTTCGACGAGGCCGTCAGCAAACTGTACGATCACGAGAGCGAACTGGAGTCTAAATACCATCAGCTGGTCGACAACGGCATGGATCCGGAAGAGGCCAAACGGAACGTGATGGGCGGATGGCTGGAAGAAACCGGGTACGCTTTCCTGAGCGGCGGGCTGAGTGCGCTGGCGATGGGCAGCGCGAGAGGCGTTTCGACCAGGGCGGAACTGAGCGGAACCGGAAAAGCGGCGATCCAGAGCGGGCTGGATATCAAAAACGCGACGTCGAGCGAGCGGGCTGCAATTGAAGCAACCAACGAATTCAAAATCGTCGAGGCCGCGGAGAAGATGGGACCGGAGACGGAGAGCGCAAAGATCGCAAAGGCGATCCGGGAAGATTTCCGGAACGGGAAAAAGGTAAGCAATGCGCGTTTCGGAGGACTGATTCACAGCATTGTGAACGAGAGCGGCGCGAAGATCGGAAACATCGTGCAGGATGTGATGGGAGATACGATCGAAGAACGGTTGATGCAGGAAGGTGAGAAGAAAGCAGTCGCGCAGAAGGACGCCAGGATCGTCGTGAATGCGATTGTCAATGATGATATCTCTTCAAAAGTGAATCTTGGTCTGGCCAGCGATACAGCTTTCAGGATCTACAAGGAATATGTCGGAAGCGAAGAATTCGACCAGGCAAAGGATACGCTGAAAACACAGGTCAAGGGTGTTATGTCGGCGCAGGACAGTATCCGGGAGCTGCTGACGCCGGCAAGCGCAACGGTGGCGGCGAACGCTTACGCGAGACTGACGGACGGGGCGGAGGATCTGGTGGACAAGAGCAGGGGCGTGGTCGATACGCTGCTGAGCAAGGACACCAGCAAGACCGGGGAGATCGTCCGGGACGGGAAAAAGCTGGGGATCACGGGGATTAAGATCACGCCGGTGAACCAGGACGGAGTGACAACCAACGAGATCAAGCTGCAGCTGGATGACGGAACGGAAGCGGATCTGGGCGACGTCAAGACAACGAACATCGCGACGGCAAAGGTGCTGAAGCTGGCGGAGAGCGCCGGCGGAAAGCTGGTCAGCGAGAAGTTCGCGAATGCTCTGATGAAGAACGCGAACGTCAAGAACACGGACGGATATCTGGCGGAGGCGATGAACCTGCGCTTTGCGGCGATGCTGGACCGGGCAATGCCGAAGACCGGGCTGGATAACAGGGCCGCGGCGGAACTGTACAATACCAGCAAGGAAGAGTTCGATGAGGCGGAGGTCAAGCGTATCGCGAACCGGCGGGTAATTACGCCGGGACAGGGCAAGGCGTCGCTGAACGGCGCGGTCTACGGGACCGGGGCGTTCAATTCCGCGCTGGACAATCTGGCGAAGGAAAAGAATCTGGACAAGAAGGTGAAAAACGAGATCCTTGCGGCGTCGAAGATCGCGAAGGCCGCGGGATTTGACGTGGAGCTGTATTACGACGAGAACGATACAGCGAACCAGGGCAGTTTTGAAGGAAAGAACGGGATCCGGATCAACCTGGCCGGGACGTATAACAAGGAGGGTGTGCGGAGAAGCGCGCTGGCCACGCTGGCGCATGAGGTGGAACACTGGCTGGAAGCGAACAGCCCGGAAGAATACAAGACTTTCCGGAAATTTGCGCTGGACAATCTGGAAAAAAGCGGGCTGAACCTGCAGCATGAAGTGCTGGGGGTCATGGATAACTATGCGCATTACGGGGAGAACATCGACATCAACGGCGCGGTGGCGGAGATCGTCGCGAAGAGCGCGGAACAGATGTTCGGGAACGAGAAGATTGTGCGGGAGCTGGCGAAGCAGGAACCGACCACGTTCGAGCGGGTGCAGGCGGCGGTGACGCGGCTGGTGGACCGGATCCGGGACGCGATCGGGAGCGTGCGGAACACGTCCAGCCGGTACGCGCAGACGCTGATGAATGTATCCGACCAAATGGCGGATCTGTGGCTGAGAACATACGAGGAAGCGAAGGGGACGAAGGGAACCGGAACGGGGACCGTAAAGCAGTCATCCAGACAGGAAAACGATCCTGTGATACGGACGCTGAACCGGAACGCAAACCTGCAGATCCAGACGAACAACCTGGACAAGCGGGATATCCTGTACAAGTACGGCAGGCGCGGGTACGACGTGGACGGCGTGATGAAGGAAAGCGACCTGGACGCGTTCGAAGGGTTCATGGACAAGAAGGACCTGAAGCGGCTGCGGGAGATCGAGCAGGATAACGCTAAATGGGAGCAGAAGAAGCTGGATTACGAGAAGCTCACGGCGGAGGATCCGGATTACCGGTATGTTCAGGCATGGCAAAATGACGATTTCGACGAGATGGAGAACATCCTGCGGGAGAAGATCGAAGGGACGGACGGGGTTATTCCGTTCAAGGCGCCGAAGAGCTACCAGTTCAGGGACAAGGATATCGCGAAGTACATTAAGGAAGGGAACAAGGAAGCGATCAATATCGCGGCGGCGCATATGGCGCAGCAGGTTCCGAAGAACGCGGTGCTGGTTCCGATGCCGAACCATCACGGAGTCGTGAATGATGATACGGACACCATGATGCTGGCCAGGGCGATCAGCGAGATGACAGGCAGGCCGGTGGTGAACGCGCTGGCCGGCGCGGATCGGGAGAGCCGGTACGACTCGAAGAAGAACAAGGGCAGCAAGGTGACGGCTGCGGATATGGGATTCCGGCAGATCGCGGATCTTCCGGAAGGAACGGTTCCGTATTTCGTGGACAACGTGGTCGGATCCGGGGAGACGGCCAAGGCCGCGCATGATGCTTTCGGAAAGGGCGTCACGCTTTCCTATGCGAAGAGCAGCCGGGCCGGGCTGGAAGGGCTGAAGAACGCCGGGCCGACGTATTACGACAAATACCAGACCAGGATGATTCCGCTGCATGACCGGATCGATATGAGCAAGACGTTTAAGACGGACGGGACGGAAGCGTGGAAGTATTCCATGCAGGAGAACGACGAGAGCTACCGGGACGCTGTGGATCGCGGAGATATGGAAACCGCGCAGCGGCTGGTTGACGAGAGAGCGGAAGAGGCTTTCAGAGACAGCAAGGCCCGCACAGATGACGGGAAACTCATAAAAGTATTTCACGGAACAAATGCAGATTTCAATGTTTTCGACACAAGGGTATCCGGAGGAAAGAACGGAACGCAGGAAGGATACGGGATCTATCTGTCGGACGAGAAAGCGATCACGAAGCAATACGGGGATCGTCAGATTTCATCCTATCTGAACATGAAAAAACCTGCATATGGGTTCAGAAAAACCATGCGAAGGAATGAGCTTGCGAAGCTGATTCAGGCGACGGTAGAAGATCAGGCGAGTAAAATAATTAAAGAAGATGAAAGCTACAGCTTTAATGACGCATTGCTGGATACGTGGGTATCGAACTATGTGAACACGCGGGACTATCCGTCCATGAGAGCGGTCTATGCGGATGTGGCCAGTAAGATCATGGAGTATAACGACAACGATGCGGATATCATCTATGAACTGATGGAAGGAATGGGAATCCGGGACTATGAGAGCGCAATGGATTTCTATCACAACATCCTCACGCCAACAACAGGGATCGATGGATTCTGGCAGAAATGGGACAATCGCGAAACGGGCGGGAAATCGAATGTTTTCGTCGCTTTTGATTCGTCGCAGATCAAAAAGAGCGATGCGGTGACATATGATGATGACGGAAACGTGATTCCTTTGAGCGAGCGGTTCAATGAAGAAAAAGGAGATATTCGGTATTCGTTTGCGGGAACAGATCCGGAAACCGGGAAATCGGTTTATATCAGCAATTACGCACCAAATACAGAGCAGAGAGTAAAAAGCGAGAGGCTGATAAACCTTGTTCAGAATGTATGGAGCAAGAAACCGATAAAATTAACAGTCGAAGAAAATGGGAAGAAACGCGTCATTTACGCAAAGTTTGATCCAGACTTTGATCCGACAGGGGCAAGAAAAACAGACCTTGGGAAAATGGCGTTTCCTGAATTTGGCCCGGCGAGCAGGCGAAGGGTCGCAATGAATCTGGTCGATGATTATTATCAGATTCTCGAAGAGTCATATTTTGACGGGCATCTGCCTGAGATGAAAGACCATAAAGACGTCACGCAATGGAATTATTTTGTGGACGATATCTATTATGCAGATCAGGACAGCGATGAAGCGTTTCCTTATCAGATTGCCATAAATATAAAAGAAAAGAGCAACGGAGATTTCGTATACGCATATTATCCGAAAAAACTGAAAGATGGGAAAAGCAAAAAGCTGAGCGTCATGGGTATGAAACCCGTTAACACCGGATCAAAATCCGGAGAATCAGCATCAGCTTCTAAAGAAATTGTATCACGAGAGCAGAAATCTGACAAGAGCCAAAAATCCTTCCAGGAAGATGATGCAACCGGTAAGAAATTAGAAAAGGAATACAGAGACGCATACGACCGGTATACGGATCTGAGGCTTGAGTTCAGCAAGCGCAAGGACGAAGCGAAGAGCTGGGAAAAGCGGATCATTGCGGCGCCGAAGGATCAGCTCATGGCGCTGGCGGAAGAATACGGAAGATGGGAGCAGGAATCCGGATACGCGAAGATGCGCGAAGAGCTGGAGGAAGCAGAAAAGGCATACAAGGAAGCAAGTAAAAAGTGGGAAGAATACGCAGAGCAGCGGGACGTCGCACAGGAGCAGGGCAAGATCCGGGACTCCGGGCTGAGCGAAGCGGACTGGAGAAGAAAAGAGGCTGTTAAAGAATACGGATACACAACCAACTACCGGGAAGCAGGATACCTGCTGCCGAACGGGAAAATGCTGAACTTCTCCGGAGAAAAGGGAAAACATCCGGGACACAGGGGACAGGATCACAGGAACATCGGAACCGTATACGCCAGCTGGGAAATGCAGGGCGCGAAAGCGATGACCGCGTTCATGAACGACGGCAATATCCGCGTGATGGCGGAGACGCCGGGGGTTGATATCAGCACAACGACAGAACCGACAACGGCACAATACAATATGATCCGGGAAATGGCATACAGGTTCGCGGACGATGAATATTTCACGGTGGATCTGTCCGACGCGAATGGGAATAATGTCGGCAATCTGGAATATGAAGGGAAAATCAATCCTTCCAGAATCGTGAACGATATCCGGACATATTTCAGGACAGGAGAGGTTCCGCAGCAAAGCGCGGTAGACCGGTTCCGGTACTCCTTCCAGGACGATACGGATATTGATGTCGCGCATTGGATGCAGACGGTTCCGGAAACGGAAATGCAGACGGCGGCGGAGAAGGAGCTACTGAAGCAGTACAAGGGAAAGCGGATCGGGATGGAGCTGCAGCGGGAGCGGCTGCGGAAAATCGAGGAGCAGCTGCGGCAGGCGCAGCGGACGCCGGAGAAGGAACGGACGGAAGAGGACAAGCGGAAGATCAGGAAGCTGGAGGTCATGCAGGAGAACGCGACCAGGATCCTGAACCAGCGGGAGAAGGAACTGGCGGAGGTTACCGGGGACGAAGGGTTCGGGCGGATGATGTACCAGCAGCGGAAAATGCTGAACGACTTCATCTACGGACGGACGCAGGGCGAGGTACGGGATTCCGTCGAGGCGATGGAGAAGAGCGCGGACGAGATCACCAGGACGATCGAAGAGAACCGGCAGGCCGTGGCGGAGATCGAGAACAGCGGCGTGGTCGAGAAGGTGAAGAAGATCCTCGGCAGCACGACGGCGGACCAGACGGCGGCGAGGCTGAAGAAGGAATTCCACAGCACATGGACCAAGAACGAGATCCGGGACCATCTGGATCCGATCCTGCTGAAGATGGCGGCGGGCGAGGATTTCACGCAGGACGTGGAGGATCTGGCAGGGATCCTGATCAACACGGATGACCGGAACAGCCAGATCGATGACGATCTGTACATGCTGCGGGGACTGACCATCGTCATCGGGCCGGGACAGCAGAGAGAGCTGAAAGGCCAGGGCGGAAACATCAAGACAGTGCGGGCGCGGCTGGCCGGGACCGGGATCAAGGTCAAGTACGGGGATTATTCCACGCTGGAAAAGGATATCGACAACCTGACCAGCGAGTACGGATACGGCATTTTCGGCGACATGGGCGATGAAAAGGATTCGCTGGAGAACTTCCTGACGCGGGTCGAGGCGCGGCGGGACGATACGATCAAAGGGAACGGATACGCGGAGCGGCTGGCGGATACGATGGCCACCGTCATGAACCTCGCGGCGTCCACCGCGGACAACATTTACCTGCCGGCGGATCCGAAAGCACGGAACCAGGTGCTGGAGCTGGTGGAATTCGTGAAGAGCCTGAAAGCGAAGACGGACGCGGCGGAAAAGACGCTGGAGAACGTCGCGAAGCAGCTCGAAGGGATGCAGGCGGCAGGCGCGAAGGCCAGCGGGCTGGCCGGGGTGCTGGTCCGGGACGTCAACGTCGCGATCGACTACTACAATAAGGTGGCGCAGATCGCGGAGGATTCCGCAAAGGTCAAGAAGAAAGAGCAGATCATTGAAAAGCTGAAGAGCAAGCACGCGCAGCAGATCCTGAAGAACAACGAGGAATGGCGCAACCTGATCGAACGGGACCGGGAAGCGCGGAGCGTGGCGGAGGACAACCAGAAGCGCCGGAAGAAGATCGACACCGATATCAAGCGGTTGTACAAGCTCCTGAAGGAACCGAAGGGTACGAACAACGTACCGGAGCATATGCAGGGGCTGGCCAGATGGCTGATCGGGACGATGGTCGAGAACGACCTGACCGAAGGGAGCCGGAAGATCACCCTGACACCGAAGCAGAATCTGGAGGAAGCGCAGCGGGTGCTGACCGCATGGAAGATGCGGGACGGGGATTTCAACATCGGCGACCTGGCGGACATGGATCCGGACAATTACGGATGGCTTAACATTACGCAGGATATCATGTACATCGACGAAGGGCTGGAGAAGTACAACAGCCTGATCAACGGGAAGAACAAGCTGGATACGCTGAAGCAGCGCGGGGAGATCCTGAAGGGGATCCAGGAAGCGGCGAGCGAGATCTATTCCTATATCCGGGCGGAGAACGAAATCGCGATGAAGGACCGGAAGATCGCGATCGAGGACGCGGCGTATGACGTGATGACCGGGACCGGCGGGAAGAAGCACAGGGAATGGACAGGAAAAGCCGGGCGGGCGCTGGCGGGGATCCATAAGATGATCGTCAGCGGGAACATGACGCCGGAATACTTCTTCCGGACGCTGGGCAACGAGGGTCTGAGCAACCTGTGGGACAACTATCACGCGGCGGAGAACCGGAACGGGCTGGAACTGGCAAAGGCGAAAGCGCGGCTGGCGGAGATCGCGGAGAAGACCGGATACAAAGGATGGGATACGACAGAAAAGAAGACGGTAAACCTGCACAGCGGCGACGTCCAGATGACGGTGGGCCAGCTGATGAGCCTGTACGCAACATGGAAACGGGAACAGCAGCTGGGGCCGGAGATGAGCCAGCATCTGACGAAGGGCGGATTCTACGCGGAGCAGGATCTCCGGGAAGGCCTGCTGGGCCGGGCGGAGATCGAGAAGCGGCCGCACAGGGTCAACGAGGACGATATGGAGATCGTCAACAAGCTGCTGACGAAGGAACAGAAGCAGTACGTGGATGACGTCGTGGAGTTCATGAGCAACGACATGAGCCAGCTGGGGAACGAAGCGAGCATGGCCGCGTACGGGATCAAGATGTATAAGGAAGGATACTATTTCCCCTTCCAGATGTGGAACGGCGTAAAGAGCCGGAAGAGCAACGAAGCGGCAGCGGGCGCGAACGTGGATCAGGCGTTCCATCCTTCCTTCAGCAAAACAAGGAAACATGGCGCGAACAATGCGATCATCCTGGGCGACTTCACGCAGACGGCGGCGGACCATATCGCGGGGATGATCAATTACGCGACGATGGGCCTTGCCAACGAGAGCCTGCAGAAGGTGCTGAACTATCAGGTGACGGAAGGGATGAGCGAACTCGACCAGACGAAGCGGAACATCCGGGCGATGATGGAGGAAGCATACGGACAGGAAGCGATGCAGTACCTGGACGAGCTGCAGCGGCAGCTGAACGGCGGGGCGGTCAAGACCAGCAAGAGTTTCGGAGACAAGGCGATCAGCCTTTTCCGGAAGAACGCGGTGGCCGGGAGTCTTTCCGTTGCAGCGCAGCAGCCACTGAGCTATATTCGGGCCGCGATGATGGTCAATCCGAAATACCTTGCGCGGGCGCTTTCTCCGGACATGTGGAAAGGCAACTACAAAGAGATGCTGGAACACAGCGGCGTCGCGGTCATCAAGGACATGGGCCGGTTCGACATGAATTTCGGCCAGAGCGCGCGGGAATATCTGATGCCGGACGAGAAGCAGACCACAGGCCAGAAGATCTGGGAGCAGGTGAAGGACAAAACAACGATCCTGCCGGAGCTGATGGACCGGATGACGTGGACACGGATGTGGAGCGCGGTCAAAGCAGAGCAGGCGGCGCAGCATCCGGACATGGACGTGAAGAGCGACGAGTTCCTGAACATGGTGGGCGAGCGGTTCAACGATCTGATGCGGCGGACGCAGGTGTACGACAGCGTGCTGGTCAAGAGCGCGAACATGCGGAGCGACAACTTCTGGACGAAGAGCCTGACGAGCTTCATGGCGGAACCGACGCTGACGATGAACGTGCTGGCGGACGCGGTGCGGCAGGCAGCGCAGAAGGAAAAAGGCGGGATGGCCACGCTGGCCAAGGCCGCGGCAACATTCATGATGAGCGCTGCGGCGCAGGCGGCGGTGAAAGCGCTGTTCAGTACAGGAAGATCTCCGGACAAAGACAAGACATGGTGGGAAAATTTCCTGTACCGGTTCGGAAGCAACGTGATCAGCGAAATGGATCCGGCGCAGCTGGTTCCGGGGTACAGCGACCTGGTTGAACTGTTCAAGAACGGCGAGCTGCAGGATGACGCGATGAGCGCGATCGGGAAACTGGCGACGGCAGCACAGGAAGGAATCGACCTGATCACCGGCAAGAAGAGTTTCGGACACAGGACGCTGGAAGACAGCGCGGGACAGATCGTCCAGCTGTTCACGAACGTACCGCTGAAGAACATCATGCGGGACGGGCGGGCGATGTACAACTGGTTTATCGGGAAACCGTACGCGGACCGGGAAACCGACGCGTCCGTACTGAAATATCAGCTGCAGGACAGTCTGATGAACGCGGACAACCTGATCGGCGTAATCAACAAGTACCTGGGCGAGGCCGGATACCAGACAACGAACAAGGCGTACTATCAGCGGATCTACGACGCGAAGAAGGAAGGCCGGGAACAGGACGCGCAGGACATGATCGACTACCTGCTGAACGGGAAGGGCGTAAAGGAGAAGACGCTCACGGATAAACTGCGGGAGCTGGCAAAGGGTGACGAGGATCTGAGCGCGACGGAGACGGCGGATTTCATGGCCGGGGAAGGGATGAACGTTCACGACTACATCCTGAATCAGGTGAAGCAGGGAAACATGGACCGGAAGGACGCGGAGAAGCGGCTGGCGGCGGAGGATCCGAGCAAGACAGCGGACGAAATCTGGTGGTCAGTGGACCGGGCGATCTATAAGCGGGACACGGGAAAGGATCCGGGAGGCAGCAGCGCTTACCATTGGCTGAAGGACGCGATCAACGAGAACAAGAGCGACAAGATCAAGAGCGCGGTCAAGGATCTGATGGATCACGGATACGACAAGGAGAAGATCAAGAAAAAACTGAGCGACTGGAAGAAAGATTATCTGGAAGCGACAGGAAAGGACAAGGTGGCGCTGAAGAACGCGCTGATCATCGCGTACAAGGCGATCGGGATCAGCGAGGCGGAGGCGAACGGAATTATCAACAAGTGGAAATAAGGACCGGGGGCGGCGTGTACCTGCAAAAAACGCGCCGCCTTTTGTACAATGGGAGCAGGAGGAGGGAAGAACATGCTGAACGTGAACGAGGTTACGAGACTGTACCTGGGGGTACAGGGCGAGAATGAGGCGCGGTCCATCGTGATTGACGTCAGCCCGTGGCTGGTCGCGAATCCGGGTGGGAGCCTGACGATCTGGCACAAGCGCCACGGAGAACTGACGCCCAGCGCGACGGGCGCCGTGTTTGATGATCAGGAAGGGACGCTGACGTGGACGCCTACGAATACAGATACATATTATGCCGGGGAAGGTGAGGCGGAAATCCGTCTGACAGAAGGAAGCGTGATTAAGAAATCGCGGACCGTCCTGACGGGCGTATCGGAATCGGTCACACTGAACGGTTCTGTGCTGGGAAGCGACTGGCAGAGCTATATCAACGCGGTGGACGGGATCCGAGCCGCGGCGGTGACGGCGAAGCAGGCCGCGGAGGCCGCACAGAGCGCAGCAGAGACTGCACAGGGCAAGGCAGAAGACGCACAGGAAGCGGCGGAAACCGCGCAGGGAAAGGCCGAGGACGCGCAGGAAGCGGCGGAGGCAGCACAGACGGCGGCAGAATACGCCCAGGGCAAGGCAGAGGACGCGCAGACTGGCGCGGAAGGCGCAGAAAGCGCTGCGGTCAGCGCAAAGAATGCAGCAGTAAGCGCGAAGAATGACGCAGTGGATGCGAAAAACGCAGCGCTTGGAGCGAAAACCGCAGCGCAAACAGCGCAGGGACTGGCAGAAACAGCACAGGGCAAGGCGGAGGACGCACAGACAGCGGCAGAGACTGCGCAAGGACTGGCAGAATCGGCGCAAGGGCTGGCGGAATCAGCCAGGGATACCGCGGCAAGATGGGCTACCGGAAGCGACGAAGGGACGCCGGGAGCGACAAACAATGCGCAGTATTATGCGGGGCAGGCATCAAACAGCGCAACCAGCGCATCAGGGTCCGCAGGATCGGCAAGCACAAGCGCGAACGCAGCGAACGCAAGCGCGGGAACCGCTGGAGCAGAAGCGCTGAAAGCGGAAGGATACGCAAGGGGAAAACAGAACGGGACGGATGTTGGAAGCGACAGTCCGTATTATCATGCGAGCGCAAAGTATTACTCTGAGGAAGCGGCGGACAGTGAAACGGCGGCGGGGAGCAGCGCAACGGCAGCAGCTGCAGACGCTTTAAAGGCTGAAGGATTCGCTGTTGGTGAACAGAACGGAACGGCGGTGGCCAGCGGGAGTCCGTACTATCACAAAAATGCCGAATACTTCAAGGACCAGGCTGCAGCGAGTGCTTCGCATTGTGATGATGTGGCGGAAAGTATTCCGCAGGATTACACCACATTGTCAAATGAAGTTTCTGATTTAAAGAGCGCACTAACTGATTTTACAGGGAACGAAGATTTGACCGGGCAGTTTGTTGCGAGACGGACATACAACACAAACGAGAGTACGGTTGATCTATCAAATCCGAACACCGAAAACGGATGGGCGAGTGCGCTAATTGAATGTTCAGCAGGAGATAAGTTCACAGTAACAGGGAAAGGTGGAAACAGCACAAGGCTTTGGGCTTTTGTTGATGACAGTACCCCTGCGGTTGTTAAGAAGGTTGCAGTACAAGCCGCAACAAAAACGGATGAGGTTATCGAAGCACCGACCGATGCAGCGTATTTGATTGTTAATGTTAACAGCAATTTTCCATATAAACTGAATACTGGTAAGATAATTGAAAGGAGGGTAACTGCTCTGGAAACAGAAGCAGAAGCAATTCCGAACATTTCTGTAAATAGAAGACTGATTGAGAATATTTATGGCGAAAGCGTTGAGCCGTATGAGGTGGTATCTGTTATAAGCAATGGCAATTTCGCTGAAGGTTCAAATGGTATTGCGACAGGGTTGACCGTGTACGATAACGGAACGTATTCGCTATCCAATGGCGTTCAATCTGTTCAGACATCAACGATTGATACCAGACTTTTCACAAGGGCAGGGCTTGGAAATGCTGTCGGAGATAAAATCTATGTATCTGTAATGCACAAGAGTGCGTATGGTATCAAGATCATAGCATATGGTACTGAAATGTATGACAATGAATACGGAAGCGGAGACGGATTTGAATTTATTTCCGGGATTGTAAACGGGACAAACACGAATACAAACGTGACAATCCTTGAACGTTACCAGTATCATAATGTGCATCAATTTATGAATCTGAATGTAATCAATCTTACTTCCATATTTGGCAGTGATATCCCGTCAAAAGCTGAAATCGACAAATATGTATTGGACAACAATTTGTATATTTCCAATAATAAAGATAGCAATACAATATACATTGCGAATCTGAAAACCGTGTTGGGGTATGATCGTAAAGCACTTGTGACGGAATTTGAGTACAATGGGGATTATGTTTCAAAAATAACAACGAAATGTTCCGGCGCTACAATATCAGAAGAAGAATATGAATATGACAACAACGGGAATGTGGTAGAGAGAACAGTAACAGAGAATGGTTATGTAACGACATATACATACAGCTATAACACAGTTGGTGGGAAAATAAAATCAATCAATAAAACGGTGGAGGTAGAGGAAGATGAATAATTTCGTAATCGCACAGCAAAATGGTGGGAACGGGACAGCGGGAGGTTCTGCCGGAAGCGTAAACAATGGGTTTGTGTTTGGGAAAGAAATTCCCATAGATATGGATTTTACGATCCCCGATAACAGGACGCATCGTTCATTTGGAAGTGTATGTGTGGGACGGAATGATGAACTGTATATTTGCTTCAGAGCCGGGTACGCTCACGGAATCTTAAATGTAGATCCATCTTCGCCGCTTGCTCCATACAATGGAATAGGTGGGGACTTGTATTGGTCTGTATCTTACGATTACGGAAAATCCTGGGCAACACCTACACTGTTTATACAAGCCGGTGAGGACAGGGATCTGAGAGATGTGATAATCTGGTATGATGACATTTTCGATCAATATTTTGTCATGTATGCAGACGATGATATCGTTTATACAGAATCAAGACCGGATGGATATGTTATCGGAGTAGAAAATACATTCCATATTCTGTGCGGGAAAAACATATTTGACAATATGAGCGATTTGAATATTAGCAGTGCTTTGCCATTTTCTGGTCTGAACCAGACATTCTGTGAACCGTTCCGTTATGGAAGTTATACGTATGTAGGTCTATATGGGCGAGATGGTTCAGATATATCTGTAACATTTGATATCGCAGTCATGAGGGCAACGGTAGGATCGCAAGGGTCTAACTGGAACACGGTTAAAAAATGGAGTGACCATGATGGTTTGAATGAAATTACACTGTTTTCCGGGTACGATGAAACATCAAAAAAGCTCCGTCTTTATGCGCTTGCACGAAAAGGGGATGAAGGTTTCATTACATATACGGAGGACAATGGATCTACATGGTCGCAAAAAACAGGTGTAGGTTTTGACTGTGCCGGTGGGCCGAAGGTATACATGATTGACGGAACGCTGATGCTTGTTGCAAGAGAACAAAACGCAGGGATGAATGTTTTTGCGATATTCTCAAATGACAATGGTGCTACATGGTCGAATCGTATGGAAATTGCAAACTGTGGGCCGGGATATTCATCTTTGGCAAGGTTTAAGAATGGACGAGCGCTGCTGTTTTACAGTAAAGAATACACAACAACAGGTCATATTTATATGCGAGAGTTGTACAAAATGCCTGTGCTTGGGTGATATTAAAAGTGACCTTATAAAAAAGAGGAGGGTGATACTGTTGAAGGATTTGCCATATCCCTACAATCAGTAGCCATGCCCCACAAATGGTGGGGCGAATAAAGTAACCTTTAAACAAGAGTAAAAAAGTGACCAAAACTACTTTCCTTGATTTTCTTCTTTGCTTTTCAGATATTCAGTCAGAGCAAAAATCATGTATTTGACTGTTTCTGAATCTGACTCATACAAACCGCAAGAAGTGCGGATGACATGAGCATCAAAAGGGCACGAAAAGCGTTTGACACAATCGTCACAGATTTGCTTAACAGATTCCATGCTATCACCTCAGTGAAGAGTATAGCATGAATAGGGCAAAATTAAAAGTGACCTATGAAGAAGAAGAAAAGGCTGGGATAAAGGTTGGTTTAACACAGCAACAAAGCCCGCCGAGGTCTGCGGACTGAGAGGTGAAAGCCCAGCTTCTTCGTAAGCATAAAAAAGGCAATGGAGAGAGGTAGGCCGGCCAGCGGAAAATTCGCGGGCCGGATCTTTTGTTTTGTACAGACTTCCATTGGTACTTTGTACAGACTTCCATTGGTACATTGTACCAAAAACGGAGAAGCGCGGTGTGTACCTGCAATAAAATTCATTCTTTCTATACAATATAATAGGAAGGGGGGAATGGAGATGATCGCATGGTGGTGGATTCCAGTGGTATTTCTATTCGGCACTTGCTTTGGGGCGGCACTGATGGGCGTTTGCGCTTACGACAATGTAAAACGAAGCAGAAGCGGAAAACGGTGGTGGGAAGATGAACAGTAACAGACAGGTAAACGAGATGGTTTCCGGGTGGAAAGCTGCAGGGCTTTCAAAGGCGGAGATCATCGTCAACACGGCGGAGGCGGAACTGGGCTGGCCGTACGTCTGGGGCGCGGTGGGCGCCGAATGTACCGTAGCGAAGCGAAAAGCGTACGCGGCAAGGGACGTCTGTCCTTCCGGGGAAGCTGACCAGATCTATAAAACCTGTCCTGTGTTGAACGGTGACAGGGCCGGATGCGATGGGTGCAAATGGTATCCGAACGGGGAGCGGGTCCTGATCGATGACTGCCAGGGATTTGTAAAGCAGATCGCGAAGCGGGTAGGGATCACTCTTTCCGGCGGAGGGGCCACGTCCATGTGGAAGGATAACGGAAACTGGACGGAAAAGGGCGAAATCAAAAATATGCCTGAAAAGCTGTGCTGCATCTTCTGGGCGGAAGGGCAAAAGATGTCTCATGTCGGGTTTTATATCGGCGGCGGCATGATGATCCACTGCTCCGGGACAGTGAAAAAGGAAAAGCTGTCCAAAAAGGCGACGCATTACGCGATTCCGAAGGGATTGGACGGAACAGATCCGGAGCCGACGCCGGGAACGGACAAGCCAACAATCCGGAGAGGAAGCACAGGACCGTATGTGGTGGAGTGCCAGAAGGACCTGCTTCAGCTGGGATATGATATCGGGATCTATGGCGCCGATGGCAAATTCGGCGCGAAGACGGAAGCGGCGGTACGGGCTTTCCAGGGGGACCATGGGCTGCAGGCGGACGGGATCGTCGGGCCGCTGACGTGGGACGCGCTGGACAAGGCAGTGGCTCCGGAGCCTGAACCGGCGGAGAAACTTTATTCGGTGGTTATTGAACATCTGGACAAGACGCAGGCGACTGCGCTGTGCAGGAATTATCCGAACGCAAGAATGATCGAGGAGGGATGATGCGTATGTGGGACTTCATTATGAAATACTGGCTGGAGTTTCTTTTCGGGCTGATCGTGACCGGGCTGGCAACTGCCTATGCGAAACTCGCGGCTAAGTTCAAAAAAGAACGGGCAAAGAATCTCGCAATCGAGAACGGCCTGCGCGAGATGATGAGGATCCAGATCCTCGATATCTATGATCAGTGCGTCCAGCAGATGAACCGCGTAAGCATATCAAAGAAGGACGCGGTGGACGCGTTATTCAAGAGTTATTCGGAGCTGGGCGGGGATAACGCGACAATCGTAGAGATCCATGACAAGATTATCCATATGGACCTGCTGTAAGAAAGGAGTACAATGATATGAAGTTTTCCAACAAAACGTACGATATTCTGAAGTACATCGCGCAGATTGTGCTGCCGGCGATCGGAGCGCTGTATTTCGGGCTGGCGAAGATCTGGAGTTTTCCGTACGCAACGGAGATCGTCGGCACGATTTCCTGCGTGGACGCTTTCCTGGGCGCGATTCTGCAGATCAGCACGAAGCAATACCAGGCGGAGATGCAACCTCCTGACGATGAAGAGTGAAAGGAGAGTCGCGGCATGGATGAAAAAAAGGAGATTTCTATCCCATTCCTGATGGATTATATGGCGAACACGAACCGGCGGATGTACCACGCGCTGCTGGCGGTGTGCATCACATTTGTGCTGACGATTGTGATCTTTGTGGTCGGGTATACCGTCCGGGAGAAGAACTGGCTCAACACGATCCAGCACATGGAGGTGGCTGATGGAATACACGAACAGCCAGATCCGTGAGGCGATTGCGGAGTACATCCACTCGCTCAGAGACAGGATCGTATTGGAAAAAAGACTGATTGACGGACTGACCTATGAACGGATCGCGGAAGATATGGAACTTTCCGTCCGACAAGTCAAAAACATTGTTTACAAGAATGAAGGAATCCTGTTCCGAAAATTGCACTAAACTTGCCCACTGGTTTCCTCGCCAGCGGGTTTTTAATTTGC